CTAAGAATATCATATTCTTCGCATAATGATGCTACTATATTTGTATTTTCTATCTCTTCTTCTGAATGAATTAGTTTAATTTCTTCTTGAGAAGGAATATGAAAGTTATCAGAAGTAAAGAAGCAACTCATCCCCACATCTTCATCATCTGATTGTAGACGCCTATTAACTTCTGAAAGAGTTGTTTTCATATTGTTGCACAAAAGAATTCTCTGATCAACAGCATCTTCTTTGCGGCAATAGTGGGCGTCTGGGGTACAGATAACTTTAGTATTAGAAATCTTACCAATTTTTCTAACACAATTTGTAAGGTGTTCTTGTAGAGGAATATTATCTTTATCTATTAGTTGAGATTCTAGAAATAGATTATCTTTGCCAAATATATTTTGTAATGAACGCACATGGGCGATTCCATCATTTTCCCAATCATTAGAAATTGTATCATTCTGAGTAATAATATTAGCCAGAGTTGATCCAAGATGTCCGGTAATACCAATAAGATTACCATCTGCTATCTCTCCAAGTTTATTTAGATCTACTCTTGGTCTGTGATAGAAATGATCAGGATGGTTGGATTCTGAAATAAGTCTTATTAATGTTTTCCATCCATTAAAGTTCTTGGCCAAAACAATAAAATGACTTAGTTTAGCATTAGACTTTTCTTTAATTTTTGGATCATCTTTACAAACATATATTTCGCAACCAAGAATTGGCTTGATATTTTTGTCTTTCATAGCTTTATAGAACTGAACAGATCCAGCAATATTGCCATGATCGGTCAACGCACAAGCCTTGGCTTCAATTTCAGAACACCTTTCAGCAATTTGCTTTGGCTTAGAAAGCCCATCCAACAACGAATAATGACTATGAACATGCAAAGGAACGTAATTCATTCAACGGCACCTGGAGGTTTGTATTTACTTACAGTATAACCCGGAAAAGTATATTCGTCAACTACCGAATTCATACCTTTTATTTGTATATCATGCTTAACCTGTTCACACTTAGTCATTACATTATCTTTTGCTGTTGCTTGATTATCTCTATATTCTGATAATGCTGGAATATGACTATTTTCAAATGTGGTTTTACCAAAATGACACAGCTTATTACACATCCATGTTTTGTGCAATTTAGGCTTTTGTGTATTTTTTATAATCTCAAATTTATTCCTTAACATATCTTCTGTTGACGATAAATCTTTTTGTCCAAAACAAACTGAAAAAGGCCCACCATCATTAATAAAATATATTGTAACAATAACATTATCCACCTCTGGATATAATTGTTTTATTGCATAATGATATATTTTAAGTTGAGGATCAGTTTCTAGTTTTTCTTGCGTCTTTTCTGCTCCTGTGGCCCAGTCTAAACGCCGTCCAGTTTTCCAATCCACTATCTCATAAGTATTGTCGTCAATTTTTGTAATTAAATCAATAGTACCCTTTATTGCTAAATTACCCTCTACCTTTTCTCCCATATGATTATATTTATATTTTGCCCAGGGCTTTTTGATTTCTATATCAAATCTTTGCTCTGGACAAACTATGATTCTGTTTCTTGGATCAAACGCCCCATCATGGTATTCTATTGCTTTATTGACCCACAGGTGACAGTCTTTATAGTCCTTGACTTCCCAAGTGTGGTGTTTAAACTCGGTCGTGTAGTACTTGTAAACCTTTTCGATCAGAGTATTTAGACTATATTTCTTAATATTTATTTTGCCAACAATTTCATCCTCTACTTCTTTTTGACCATCTTGCTCACCCTTTTTTATTACAGCGAGTATTTCTAGTACTTTATGTACTATGGTGCCTTTGTCGGCCTTTTTATTTGATGGTCCTCTCCATCCTAAAACATACTCAAAAAAGTATTGTTGTTCGCACATAGTGTGCGTATTATATGAAGAACTTCTAAAGTATGTGATTATAATGGGAATACTCCTTGATTTTTTAGAAAATTATAAACTAATTGATTTTGCTCTTTAATTCCCAAATTTCTGTTATCCACAATAAGATCAAAATTAGACTGATCATAACGATCACTATCCAAAGCTACTTCGCTATCATGATCAGAATTATATAGATTACGAGTTAATTTGATCACAACCCCACCAGCACACTTTACCGCATCAACCTCATTAGGAAACCTACAATCAGCAATAATAGCCAATTGTGGATTTTCTCTTTTGATTTTATTTATAGTAGCATCCACCCAAACATTTCTTTGCATCTTCCGAAATATATCTGTGCCGACAACCTGCATAACTTCTCTTGCTGTTAATTGTTTGCCTTCCCAATAATTTGGTGTTAATGTGTTTTTATCCATATCATCACCATAACATTGCTCATAACTTAAACCAAGAATATTCATACAAATATCTTGCTTTAATGGGTCAGCAAAATTATATATTTGGGCACTACGAATAAATGTTCCTTTATATAGTTTAGATTCTTCATAAAACCTGATAAAATGATTTGCTACAAATTCTGAGCAAGTTGTTTTACCAGATTGTTTTCTACCAGCAAAAGCCACAATTTTTATCATTGTATTTTTCCTATAAAACTCTTAATTTCATTTGTTATTTCTTCACTATTCATATCGCCAATATCATTTTTAGAAATATTAGGAACATAAACTTGATATGTTTTGCAACATTTCTGTTTGATTAGTTCTGCTGCTTTTCGACCAGCATCATCGTTATCTGTTAATACTACTAGCTTCATAGCTCCTGTGGAATCTAAAATAATTTTCTGTCTGTCGCTCATTGAAGAACCAAATATAGCAACACTATTATGAATACCATTTTCTTCTAGTCTCCAAACATTTCCTGGACTTTCCACTATAATAGCCACATTAGATTCTTGAATATATTTTTTGGCAAACCAAATGTTATATAAGTGATTTTGACTTTTAAATCCAGAACTATGCTTCCATTTGGAATGTTTCCAGTTATCATAATCTGACGGACAAGATTCTACAGGATCATGGTGGGACTTGCATTGTGAACATTTTTCAAATATACTGCGACCAGTACAACCAATAACATATTCGTGTTCATCATCATATATTGGTGCAACAACTCTGCCAGTCATTTCTTTATTTGGTCGTGAACATAATCCAATATCATACTTTTCCAGTATCTCCTTAGAGTATCCTCGTTCTAGATAATATACTGATGGTATCTCTAGAATATCTCTAACTAATTGTCTTGTAATTTGTGGTTTTTGTTTTTCTGTTTTTTCTGTTATCTTTTGTACTATTTGGGTAAAAGAGTTCTTTTCTTGTTCTGACTTAGAAACCTTATAATCACCCAAAGACTTGCCAATAAACTTTGTGGCAAAATCTATAGCTTCTTGAAAAGAGCAAGTATTGTCTCCCTCTTCTGTCCAATCATATTTTCTATTAGACAAAACGCCTCTAATAAATCCTATAATTGATCCCTTAAATATTTTGTCGCAACCATGAGTTCTACATTTCCAATTGCCTCTATAATTATCTCCTTGATGATATATATTTAAAGCAGAAGCATTGTCTCCGTCATGGATTGGACATTTCATGCTAACCATTTTAGGATTAACATTTTTATAGTCTATTTCAAAATAGTCTAAAAGTTCTTCTAGGCTATCACAAATATTGTCGCACAACATTTTAAGTTGTGTTTGACTATACGAATGGAATTTCGTCTTGGTCATTGTTTTCGTCGCTAGCATCTACTACAAAGCCTTGTGATTTATCTGTTTTGTTACTTGTCAATTCTAAGCGTGTGTGTCCTTCGGTGATCTTGGCACACCAACCTTTCATGTGACAATTAATATAATCATTGTCATCCAGACCGCCGCCATGTCTACTAATCAACGGAACAAGTTTTCTGTTTCCGTTGTTTGGTCCATCTTCTGCTATTTCTTCGTCGCTCTTACGCTTAAAGATTGTAAAGTTACTACACAGCCAAATGATTCTATCTGAACCGCTCGCCGTATCCGTACTCTCTTTTGTAATACCATCTCTATTTAACTGAATAAAAGCAACAACTGGTACTTTATATTTTACAGCAAAATTATGTAAGCTGGTCATCATAAATCCAAGAACTTGATATTCTTTCATATCTTGAGAGATACCAGCACTATCCATAAGTTTGAGATAATCATAAAATATCACACAATCCTTTGCTGTACCATCATCATTTAATCCAACCTCTTTGACTAGCCACCTTCTCATCATAGCAAGCTGTTCTTCGAATGGTTTTCCAGCAATACTTTTGTGATACAATCTGGTTTGTGCAAGAGATTCTCCAGCCTGTACTATTTTAGATTTAATAGATTCTGATTCGGAAAACTTGCCAGTTTCAATAGTATTAATTTCTGTTTCTGTCATCATGGCCAGAATACGATGAATATGATCTTCTTTGGTCATTTCTGTATCCATATTCAAAACTGGAATACCCTGTTTAGCAATATTATAGCCCATATTATCTGATAAAAGCGTCTTACCAGTCTTGGGTCTTGCTGCTATAACATTAACAGTGCCTTTTCTTAGACCTCCACCAATAGCCTGATCGTAGATTGGAAATCCAGTAGATATTCCAACCTGATCAATTTTATTCTCTTCTAGAAATTTGATATAATTTTCTATATCATCTCCTAGTGGCTTTGGATTACTATCAACATCATTTAGCACAGAAGTAAAATCAAAGATAGTATCTTCTGCTAGACTAATAATTGTATTGATGCTTTCTGAACCAGTAACATCTAGCAGCTTATCTTGAGCAGTTTCTAATTGCTTCTTCAGTAATCTTGCTATCTCTAGTTTGCGAATTTTTGCAGCAAACTTTCTGATATTTTCTGAACTAACAGGAAAATCAATAATAGCCTTGAGATGCTGTACTTCTTCCTTTTTGGAAAGAATATGAGCAACACCAATCTCTTGGGCTATTGAATAAATTGATGCTATATCAATTTTAGGCTTGTGTTCTTTTTCACATATTTGTTTTAAACACTTATAGATAATACCATTACTATCTATAGTAAAAGTTGTTTCAGAAATAATATCGGCAATATCAAGATATACTTCTTCACCATGAGAACATATTCCTGCCAAAACGGCACGCTCTGCGGCCGGATCACACAAAATCATTTTTTACCCCGCTGAAATGGAACACTTATTACACTTATATCTCTCTTTGTCACCCACAAGTCCAGCACTGACTTCTTCTTTTTTGCCACATACGCGACATGATACGTTAATCAATGAAGGATTTCTACCTCTAGCCACTGGTGGTTGAACACATAATTTCTTATCAATTTCAGAATCCTCTTTATGAAGATTCCTCTCTGACATCTTATCAAACTTATTTTCTCTTACCTTATTTTTTGGTAATTTGGTTTTCTTGGTTTTAATTGGAGATTCAAAATTATCCTCTTCCTCTTTCTGCTCTTGACCACCTTGGGCCGCAAGCATAACTTGAAGCATACTAATCATTTGTTTTAATTGATCAGGCGTTAGATCCATGACTCACCTTTGCTCTTTTAATTGATAACATAATATCTGACAAGTGTTTGATGTTGTTCGCTAGATATTGTAATCTATCAGCACGTTGCTTCGCATATTTTTTAATTTTATTTAGTGCCGTAGCCTTATCATTATGTTTAATTGCTTGTAGAGACTTTTCAATATAACCATATCCTTTATAATTATTAATCTCATCAGCAATAGTTTCTTTTATTGTTTCGTCTGCCCAATTGTGTCTGGCCAATTCTCTATTGAGCGTTCTTTGAACGTGAAAAGCAAATTGAGCAAGACGGTATGAGATTTCACCACAAACTTCTGGCGTAGTTTTTTCTAGTTCATCTCTGGTCATTGTAAAATAACCATTTAATTCTTCTTCTGGAAAAGCATCTGATCTATAGGAACCCATTCCTATATTCTTTTCATATTCATCTAATACTTTATCCCATTCACTTACTTGTTCTTTAGTATTCATTATTTATCCTTGCTTGCCACGAATCTATCTGATCAAATGGTAATTCAATATATTCAATATTGTTTATTTCGCACCACTCTCTTTTTTCTTGATCTCTCTTTTTGTGCCTAATAAATCCTAATTGGGTTTGATGGAAAAATTTATTAAATGTATAATGTTGCTCACCATGAACTTCTACGCACTTTTTAACAAGTGGCAAATAAAAGTCCAAATATAGTGTTTCTGAGCGACGAATAATAATTGGTACTTCTTCTAATACTTGCAGAGTTGGAAAGCACACATGAATTAATTCTCTAGCTTTTAGGTGTAAACTAGATTTTTTCTGTATTGAACCATGAGCTATATTTCCAATTAATTGCCAATTAGACAGATTACCATCTAAATCTCTTACTTGCATTTGATACCCATTGTTTCTTTGACTTTATTCCATAAATCTTCATAAATTTCTGGATGATCCACTAAATATTGTCGTGTTTTTTCAAGGCCCTGGAATTTGGGTTTATCTTCAACAGAAGTGAGAGTATACCAAGCCCCGCCTTTGCTGACAAGACCCAAATCCACAGACAGACTCAACAACTCCATTTGCTTGTCAATACCCTGTCCATAGCGTAGATAGGATGTTATTTTACCACCCGGAGCACCAAGTGCCGAACATAAAACCTGCCAGTGAACTTCTTGGCCGATCTGCGGTCCTTCTGCACTAGAGTTCCATGCTGTGAAATAGTTGGCCTTTATCTTAACATCTGTTTGATAAGCAATAGCCTGACCACTCTTTTCCTTCCACTCACTATGACCATTACCAGGATTACCCATAAGATGAGTAATGCCGATAACAATATTTTTATTCACAGGAATAACATTAGCCACCTTCCTGCAAAATTTTGCT